GAGTTTCTTATGCAAATTAACAAACTAGAGCAAGATCAAAAACAAGTATTAGATGCTCTTCTAGATTTAAATAGAACAAGTGATTATGAAAAATTAAGTGAGGGTGTACAAATACCCGACATTTCTGATCGTGATAATTTGTTAAGGTATGTTGCCGGTGAGGACACTTATGTGAGTATGAAGAATATTAAGACATTTCCACCAACACCTCTTAACAGTCAAGCAGACTATGTAGATGCGATATTAAAAGCAGTTATTAAAGATGCAGAGAACAGAGGCATTAATAAAATTGCTATCATGCCTGCAGATGTTGGAGCTAATACAAGATGGAGTAAAGAGGGTGACGAGGCAAAAAGAAAGTTTAGAAACCTTTACGATAAAGTTGGTGTGCAACAACTAAAAAATATTGCAAAAAAATACGGTGGCACTGTTAAAGAAGAATTTATTCTTGACACTACTAAAGGTGAGTTAGGATTAAGATTTTTAAACAAAGGTGTAGATGGTGAATTTCAACTTTTAAAAGAAACGGACATTGATCCAAGTGTGACAATTAGAAGAGAAGATTTAGGACCTTCTAAACCGCCTGAGGGATTAAATGCTTTTTTAAATGAAGAGATATTAAGAGTTGCAAAAGACTATGGACCTAATGAAGTGGTGTTTAGAAAAGAGGTAGCACCAGGACAGACCATGGAATACTTTGTAAACGTTAAACAAGGTGATGTAGTAGATCAAAAATTTGACCTTGTGCCTTTGGGTGATGCAGATAGAGCAGAAAATGCAACTATTATTATTGAAGAATACAATCCGCAAAGAGTTAAAATGAACGTATTAGTTTTACCTGAGAGTAACAAAGACAAGCCAATGTACTTGTTTAAGAAAAAGAAAGGTGGCATTATGCCAGATGATAGGTTAGTTTCAATTACAGATATTTATGGTGATTATTAATGGCAGAAAAATTTGATAGCACTGCAGACGTGCCTTATTTAGCACGTGATGCAAAAACAGTTGGCCCAGGTGGTGGCGAAGATTTATTAGCAGAAGATGTAGGAACTACAGTTGACCTAGTGCAAACAGATGAGACACCTGACGTTGAAATAATGGATGACGGCGGTGCTACTGTTGGTGAAGAAGAGCAAACACAAGAGGTTGGCTTTTTAACAAACTTAGCAGAAGTCTTAGAAGAGGGTTACTTGCAATCCTTATCTAATGAATTATTAGAAAAATTTGAAAACGACAAAAGCTCTAGAGAAGAGTGGGAGCAAGGTTACACTAAAGGTTTAGATCTTTTAGGTTTTAAATATGAAGAACGCACTAGACCTTTTAGAGGTGCATCTAGTGTTAATCATCCTATGTTAGCTCAAGCTGTTACACAGTTTCAAGCCATGGCTTATGTTGAATTATTACCAAGCGATGGGCCTGTAAGAACTCAAGTTGTTGGTGCTAATAATGAAAAATTACAACAAGCAGCAGAGCGTGTAAAAGATTACATGAACTACGAGATTACTCATGTCATGGAAGACTACAATCCAGAGATGGATCAATTGTTATTTCAACTACCTCTCTCAGGTAGCTCATTTAAAAAAATATATTTTGATGAAGTTTTAGGAAGAGCTACATCTAAGTTTATACCCGCAGAGGATGTTATTGTGCCTTATGGTGCATCAGACCTAGACAGTTGTGATCGCATTACACAAATCGTAAAGCTATCTCAAAACGATTTAAGAAAAAAACAAATATCAGGATTTTATAGAGACATAGATCTTACAGCTTACGAAGGCTATGAGGCATCAGATATACAAGAAAAAAAGAATGAGATTGATGGTGAGAGACCAAACGATTACAGCTCTGATGACATGACTGAACTTCTTGAAATGCATATTGATTTAGATTTAGAAGGTTATGAAGATATTAATCCAAAAGATAATCAACCCTCAGGTATAAAATTACCTTACATCGTAACCATAGATCGTGGATCTAATAAAGTTTTATCTGTTTATAGAAACTATAATCAAGAAGATGCACTGAGAAAAAAGAATGAATATTTCGTACATTATAAATTTTTACCTGGTCTAGGATTTTATGGCTTTGGTTTAATTCACATGATCGGTGGCTTGACTAGAACGGCTACTACTGCATTAAGACAATTATTAGATGCAGGAACTCTATCTAATTTACCTGCAGGTTTTAAATCTAGAGGACTAAGAATACGAGATGACGATCAACCTTTACAACCCGGTGAGTTTAGAGATGTGGATGCACCTAATGGTGTCATAAGAGAGGCTCTTATGCCCTTACCATATAAAGGGCCTGACCAAACATTATTTGCATTATTAGGTTTTTGTGTAGACGCTGGTAAACAATTTGCAGCAGTGGCTGATATGCAGTTGTCGGAAATAGGTAGTTCGCAAACACCTGTTGGCACAACTATGGCGTTAATGGAGCGTGGCACAAAAGTTATGTCCGCTGTTCACAAAAGACTACACTACGCACAGAAAAAAGAATTTAATTTACTAGCAAAAATATTTCAGCAAGTATTACCGCCTGTATATCCTTACAATATAGCTGGTGGGCCAAGAGAAATTAAAGTTTTAGATTTTGGCGATGCAATCGATATTTTACCTGTATCAGATCCAAACATATTCTCAATGTCACAAAGAGTGACATTAGCTCAAAATCAATTACAACTTGCACAATCTAATCCACAGATTCACAACTTATATGAGGCTTACAGAAGAATGTACACTGCATTAGGTGTTAAAGATGTTGAACAGATATTACCTATTCCACAAGGGCCACAACCTAGAGATCCTGCACAAGAACATAGCGTGGTTTTAATGGGTCAACCACTTCAAGCATTTATGGAACAGAGTCACGACTTACATATAAAAGCTCATAGAACTTTTATGTCATCATCATTAGTAAGAACAAACCCAATGGCTGTAGTAAATTTAGTTTCACACATTAATCAACACGTTTCCATGTTAGCTATGCAGGTTGTGGATAGAGCAATGGTAGCTGAAGCAGAAAAACTTCGTCAAGAGTTTGGTGATCAAGTGCCTCCTGAGGCGATACAATCTCTACAGGCTAGCAGACAAATGCTTATTGATGAACAAATTCTTAAAATTACAGAAACTATGGTTGCTGAAGAGGCAGAAGCAATGCAAGAACAAAATATGGACCCACTTGTTTTACTAAAACAGCAGGAATTAGCATTAAGACAACAAGATTTAGAGCTAAAAGCACAGCAACAAGGTGAACAACAGGGTCTGAGAGAGAACCAATTTGAGTACAAACAGGATTTAGACGCTATGAAACTACAAAAAGACTACGATTTAGCAGATTTAAGGGCTCGAGTAGCTTTGGAGAGGACAAATGCCACTAAACAAGAAGGGTAAAAAGATAAAAAAGGCCATGGCAAAGACTTATGGCAAGAAAGAAGGTGCTAAAGTGTTTTATGCGAGTATAAACAAGGGAAAAATTAAGGGAGTAAAGAAAAAATGATGAATTTTTTAGTTGGCCCCATCGCAAATATGGTGGGAGATGCCGTAAAAGGCTTTGTTGAGACAAAAAAAGCAAAAGCAGACCTTAAATTAACTGAGATTAAGGCACAAAAGTCTTTGAAAGAGCAGCAGATTGCTGGAAAAATTTCGTGGGAGGCATCTGCAGTAGACCAAATGAAGGGAAGCTGGAAAGACGAGTTTGTTTTACTAGCTTTAATGATACCTGCAATTTGTGCGTTCTTGCCTTTTATGCAACCACACATTGAACGTGGGTTTGCAATCTTAGAAACTTTACCAGAGTATTACACGCATCTATTATATCTTGCGTGTTCTGTATCATTAGGTGTTAGAGCAGCACCAGGTGTAAAAAACATAATAGGACCACAATCACAAGGGTTGAAAATCCCACCTAAAAATATACAAATAGTTAAGACAAAGAAAAAAGGAACTTAACTATGAAACACAGTTATTTCAAAATACCTGGGTGGTTTAATTACTCAGAAACTTACGACATGATTGTTGATCAAATACCTGAGGATGGAAAGATTGTAGAAATAGGATCTTTTATGGGTAGATCAACACATTACTTAGCAACATCTTTAATGAATGCAAATAAGGAACAAGTAAAAATTTATGCTATAGATACTTTTGAAGGTTCATCTGAACATATCAATTTAAAAATACCTAAAGACTTTTCTTCAATATTTAAAGAAAATTTAAAATTTTTTATTGGTAGAGAAATGGTTATACCTATGCAAGGTAGATCTGATGATCCTGAAATATTAAACAGGTTTAAAGATGAAGATATTGATTATATTATGGTAGATGGTGCTCATGAATATGAGCCTGTTCTTGATGACATGGAAAATTGGTGGCCAAAACTTAAAAAAAATGGAGTGATGTTTGGTGATGATTATAATCTAGAGTCTGTTAAAACTGCTGTAAGAGAACGTATGACCACTCTACAAACACATGGATATAGTGTAAATGGTAGTATGGAACAAACATGGTTTACTAGTAAAAATGATGACTATAAAAAATTTGAAAAATGTGTTCCAGGTATGAATAGTCTTAAATGAGCACACGAGTAATTTACGAGTTTCAAAAACAATTAAAATTTTACAGATCACAACTTCATGATCATTTGACACAAGGGGTTGAAAGTTATGAAGAATATAAGTATATTCAGGGTAAGTTACATATGATAGACATATGCCAACAGGAACTTTCTCGCCTGCTGGACGAACAGGAGAAAATAGATGACTAAGACTTTATACGTGCCGGACCACATAATGGAAAAATATAATAATCCTAATGAAGGTGTTAAGGCAGACAGAACAGAATTACAAAAATTACCAAAACCAGTCGGTTGGCGAATATTGGTATTACCCTTTAAAGCAAAACAACAAACTAAAGGTGGAGTTTTATTGACAGATAAAACAATAGAAGATTCTCAATTGACCGCATCTGTTGCATTAGTATTAGACACAGGTGATGATGCATACAA